GGAAACCCGGGGCGATTCACATAGAGCGCGACAATGCTTCCTCCGGCTCCTGCGCAGGCGTATAGGATTACATCGGTATAGACTTTAAGTAGTGACATGGGGTCCTCAGTGGCGAAGCCCGATGTGTTTAATGATATCTTGAAAAGTTCAGTGTAAATAAATTGAAAAGTGACCCCGAAGGCGATAAGGCTCATCCCCTTGATGAGCCGGGGTTGTGAGCTGTTAATGACAGTCATGAAGATAATAAGTGCGCCCATTATTCCTATGTAAAGACTAAGTTCTGGTGTTAGTGTCTTTACTGAGAATAGGGAGAGAATTATTAGTAAGGCTGCAGAAGTAAGTGCTGCAATAGTTTTGATTTTTTTTAGGGTGGTCATTTTAAAATATTAATTGAGTTGGGAGGAAGTTAGTATGAGTAGCCGAGCAAGCGTGTTGATGGAAAAAGCTGGCTACCAGTCTTCCTGCCGCTCTGTCCGCTGATGCAGAATTCGCAACACCTGCACCTCCCCATACGCCAAACGATAAGGTGCAATAAACGGAAATTTGCTGAAGATCAACTCCCTCACATCAGGTGTCTGCGAAGGGCGCCCTAGGCCGGTGAAGGTCTCCAGCTGTTCCAGTGTGTCGATGATCTGGGCCAGTACAGCATCCGCGGCTGCTGGCCCCAAGCGGGACTGGTAGTACTCATGTATCGAGTCCAGATCAATGCTCGCTTTGTCCGTCAGCGCGATGTTTGGCAAGGTTCACCCATTTGGCCTTGATGGTTTTAAGGTCTGTCAGTTTGCCTGCGTCGGCGTCGGCAATGCCTTCGGCGATGGCCTTGATGTGCCAGGACTCGGCCTCGACGTAGCGTGCCAGCGCACGTTTGAGGTGGTACTGACGGTCGCGGTCGGTGGCTTGGGACAACTGGTCGAGCTGCTCCACGAGCGTCTCTTCAACGCGGAATGACAACACGGGCGATGCCATGATGGGTTCCTCACTTTTGAATGTATACAACGTATACGGGTTCTAAAACTCTAAACCCAAGTGGCTGATGAGAACAGAGGTTTCTTATAGTTTCAGACAAACGCACCGGTGTCTCTGCACACCACCTGCGATAGCTTACTAAGGCAGAATCAGGGCTTTCGTACGACGTTTCGCTTTCCATCTCGTGAAACATCCGAGAAAATCCCGCTCGCTTGCGCCTGCTCAAATCGGGGAATAGTCTCGGCCCATCGCTGCCAAATCAGCGGTCGGGTTTAGTAGCCCGTAGTGAAACCAGGCGCACAGCGTCACCTCAGAGAGGCGCTTTTTTTGCCTCCGCTTTTTGGTGGCCGTGCGCAGGGCGCCCTTGTGGCGCGCCGGGTTCCTGGTTTCTCCGGTCTACTAACCTGCGTACGGCTGCCACCCACTCGTTTAGTAGCGATTAGTGGCAGCTCCTCTTAGAAGCCAGGAGTTAGCGCCATGAAAAAAGTTGTCCCCGATCCCCCTTCATTTACTCTGCAAGATGCTGCTCAGTGCGATCCACTGTCGCTGGACCGTGCCGCCGCCCGGCGTGCGCTCGATTATTACCTGCACGACCATAAGCCTGCTCGCCCCATGAGCACGGCCATGTTTGCCATCCCGGACAGTGTCAATTCAGAAGCGGCTTTGGCCCAAGCGTCAGACTTGTTGCGCTGTGCGGTTGCTTCGGCGAGTGAGGTGGGGGATGGTTTGTGCGGGCGCGCGCGCGACCGGGTGTTGTCGGTCATGCACCTGGTGGAGCTGGCCAGGGCGTATGTCGACAAGTCGCTGGATAGTGTAGCGATGCACTGATGCAGCACGCGCCTGGTTGGCGGCAGGCGCGTTATTTTTGGCAGTGGTTTGGTTTTTTAAACCCCACGGGCAATTGTTTTAATGGTCTGTTCAAAGGCTGCCAATCGCTCTGCGCTACCAGTATTTAGGCTTGATGGCGGGCTTTTTGAGCGTAGGGACACTTGTGGGGAACTGATGACGGGCTAGCTCTTCAACCGTTACAACGTGACGCATCCAGTGTGAATGGGCTTTGAGAGACCCGGGGGGCGCTCGTTTGATACCTTCGCGGTGAGGCAAAACTACCCCAATCCGCAGTTCTGGAAAATCTTCTCGCAACGCTTGCAAGGCAGGAGTCATGTCAGTGTCAGCTGAAACCAGGACGAGCTGCTGAATCCGCTCTTGCGGTTTCAAACCCGATTGCCGGGCCGCAAGTCGATTCATACTGATAGCGATATGAACGTCTGTTTCCTTTTCTTCAAGTTTCCAGATATCAACTTGATCGAGTCTGGAGGCTGGTGTTTTCTTGTCGATGAAGCGAGGCGCTTTGCCTGGCTCCAATTGATGGCGCCCGTAAGTCACGCTGACACCTCGCGCAATCAAGGCGCGCAGATAACAGTCTTGAGCTTCTTTGGAAAGGTTGCCACGGCTGGCTAGTGAGGGTTTTACACCCGAAGTGAAAAAGCTGACGGATATGAGTGTGTTTTCAGGATCTTCGACACGAAGGATATGTGCCAGCAATGACGGAAGATCAAGCCATTTGTACTCGGTGCCTGCGAGCAGGCCATAAAACAGGTTATATCCGTCTACAAAGCACGCTGTGCGCAAGATAGCCAACCCCTAAAAACGAAAAAACCGGCGCTAGGCCGGTTTTTTCACCCCAACAGCCAGCGAACTGAATCACTGCGTACGGGGCTGAGTAGTGATCCAATAATGCCATGGTCAATGGCGATGTCAACGTTTCCAAGTGTGCAGATGTTTCTGTGTGTTTGAAACCGGCGCTGGTCAGGCGTGAACCGTATCCATGCAATTTGCGTCATGGCGTCAAGTGAACCAACAGCCCATCCCGAATTATCTCCAGATCCGACGCCGTAAACCCTAGCAATTGCCTTTGTTTGTATCGAACCTGCGGGGCATTTGCTTCTGGGCTGTCCCGTAATCCGTACTGATGCACCCGAGCAATCCGCGCTACACGCCCGGTAAACCCTACGGTGATCGACTGCCCATCGCCCTTGGCCTTCAAATAACTGGCCTTGGGCATTTTCTGGAACATCTTCGCCTGACGCTTGATCCGTCCTTTTTTGCCCTTCAAGTCCCGTGGCTTGCGTGCCGCGTAGGGGCTGCCGTCTGGGTTGCGTTGCTGTTTAACCCGATGCTGCTGGCTACGGCGTAGCTTCTGCGCCAATGACCGAGCCAGTTTGCTCCGAGCAGCCGGTTCCAGTTTGCTGAGCAGTACACCGGCCCAGTCTTCCAGCGCTTCTAGGTCATTGGCCATCTTGGATCATCCATTCACCGTCAAGGCCCAGGCGACCGGGGCGCCATGCGGGGTCGAGGTAGTTGGCGACCCGCTGCGGTTCGCCCGGGTGTTTGACGGTGGTGTTGCCGGCAGCGTCCTGGCCCACCACGACACGTTCGGTCAGCGGTAGACGAATGCTGAGATCGACCTTGCTGTTGTCCAGCACATCCGCCTCAAATTTGATGCCCTGGGCTGACTTGTCGAGGTTTTCCAGCAGTTCGGACTGGTTGACGCTGACCCAGCCCAGCAGCGGCAGCATCACGCTGTCGGGGTGCCCGGCATAGTCGGTAAGGATGATTTGCAGGTCATAGCTGTATTCAAACGACAGGCTGGCCGCTGCAGTGCAGCGCACTTTGCCATTGTCGATAAAGATGAGTAGCCGATCCGGGTCATGTTTGAGTTCGGCAATGGTGGCGAGCAAGTGGGCGCGAAGGCTGTCGGGTTTGTTCATGGGGTGGCCTGCTGCTGTTTGAAGATCATATCGACCTAGGCTGCGCATTCGGCCCATGCGGCTTCGGTACGTTCCTGATCGGTGAGCAAGTCGCCGTTATGGCTCGGGCGAGTCGCCGGTAGTTGGCACGGCACCACCGCCGGACAGCCACTGACGATAAGCGTCGGCACCGGTAAGGGCGGGGCGCTCGCGCAGCCGGCGAGCAGCGTCAGGCAAAGGCTGGGCAGCCCAATCGCGCAGTACAGTGTTTTCACGTTTAAGCACCTCGATCTGTTGCTCGCGCCGGATCAGGCCTTGGCGCAACTGGTCGTGCAGGCTGCGCAGCTGGCTTTGGGCCTGACGTTCCTGATTCAGGGTGTTGCGCAGGGTGGTGGCGGTGGTCAGGTTGCGGGCGGCATCTGCACGGGCGGTGTTAGCGTCTATCTGCGCCAGTGCCGTGGCCTGTTTGGCGACGGCGATTCGCTGTTGCTGACCCCAGACGAACAGCGTCAAGGCGCCGAACAGGGCAAGCCCGTACAGCGCCTGGCGCAGGGCGGTCATGCGCGGTACCAGCCCAGTTGGTTCATGGCGTCGATGTCCAGATGTTCGACCGGGCCACGAATGACGATGACCCGTGCATCGGGCTGCACATGCCGCAGCGCCTCGATCAAGTCGTGCATGCCTTCGGTTTCGGTGTTGTGCGGCACCACCAGCAGGTCGCCGTCTTGTACGCGCAGGGCGCGGACTTCGTCGAAATCGATCATGCCGCCACCGTCTGACCACAACCGCAGTCGGCATGCCGCTCAAAAGCCCGCTGCAGTTTGATGTCGTACAGATTGCGCTGGTAGTTGGGGCCGTTGTAGAACTTGGCGAAGTCGGCCCATTTGCGTGCCTTGAGGGCTTTGTGCAGCGCTGGGTCGGTTTCGATAAAGCGCACAAAGGCGTCGAATTGCTGCGACTCGTCGGCGCTCATTGCCGCGACAAAGGCTTGCACGCTGGCATAGCCCAGGCGCTGCCAGTGAACGCCCATGATCTGGAACGCGCCCCAGGAGGCGGATTCAAGGGCGGCGTTGTCGTCGATCAGCCGCGCATGGCTCAAGCGCTGATGTTCGGCGCTGCCACCGGCATAGCCGCCGGGTTTGGGGTTGACGATGGCGGGGTTCAAGGCGGCCAGTTCGTCGGCGTGCTGCTTGATCAGGGCCGGGTCGTCACCTTTGTGGCGCAAGGTGGCCAGCTGGCGATACATGATATGACGCTCAAACAGGATCACCGGTTTGCCGTTGTCGAGAAAGCCCTTGCCGTTGGACTCCACTTCGTTGACCGCGTAGACACTGGCCAGCGGCACATCGAGGCGCTGAGCGGCGTTAACCAGGTCATGGTTTTTCAGCAGCAGTTGGCAATCGCCACCGGCCAGACTGCCGAGGGTTTTACTGCCGGCGACTCCGTCAGCAACTAGACCGGCTTTCAACTGATAGGCCCGCACGGCGGCTTCGGTCAGGTCGCCGTATGAGCCGTCGACGTTGAGTTTGCCGCCGTGTTTGTTGAGGTTGGTTTGCAGGATGCGCACCGCTTGCGAGCGGTCGCCGTGGCGCAGTGTGTTCATGACTGTTCTACCTTACGGATGAAAAACTTTCTGGCCGCAGCGCGGGTGCCTTCCACGCCGAGCAAACCAATCACGCCGCCGAAAAAAGGGGCGGTGGTAATCGGCACGCCGATCAGGGCCAGGCCGTGGCTGGCGGTGAGTGCCAGGGCGCCGCACAGCGGAGCCTCAATCAACATGCGCCGCAAGGTGCCGCCGCCATACATCACGCGCAGGGCGGCAATGACCAACGCCAGGGCAGCGGCATAAAGGGTCGGCCAGTTCTGTTCGAGCCAGGTGGCGAGCCAGGCCCAGGTGTCGGGACGTTCAGGCATGGGGTGTTTTCCTTTGTCCAAAGGGCGTGGGTTTGAGGTTCTGCTGCGGTTCAGTCCCATAGGTTCACCATTTGCCGTTGCGGCGCAGCGGGCTGGGCGTCGGGCAGGTTGACGAGGGTGCCGTGGGGCAGAAACGGGCCGTAGTCGGCCAGGCCGGGGTTGGCTTCAAGTACCGCCTCGGTTACGCCTGCAGTGCGTCCGTAATGACGCCAACACAGGGCGTCAACCGTGTCGTGTTGCTGGGCGCGAACGGTGGTGGTCATCAGATCAGCTCCACGGTGCTGCGGTTGATGCCGAGAAAGTCGCGCACGGCCCAGCGCAGGTCGCGGCGGTAGTCGTCGATAGTGGGGGTCAGTTCTTCGGCGTTTTTGTTGCCGCTGTTGGTGCTGTCGTAAGAGCGGTAGCGCTCGCAGACTTCGGCGCCGGTACCGGCTTCAATGGCGCGGCGGTAGAGGTGGACCAGCACTGAAACCTGCTGCACCTGCTCGGCAGGCACTTCGGTCAGTTCGCTGTAACCCGCTGCCTGTTGCAGAGCGCGCCAGTCTTTCAGCTCGCGATTGAGGTTGATCGCGGCGGTGATGCACGCGGTTTCCAGTCGGGCCGGGGTGACACTGGCGTCAATGCGCAAGGTGCCGCGCAGCGCGTCCAGATCGATGGACGGCCAGAACGGGTCGGTGTTGATATGGCCGCCGGGCGTGCTGCCGCTGGCTACGAATCCGCTCATGCGCAAGCTCTAAATAGGTCGCCGGTGATCGGGGCATTACAGGGCTGTATCCCTGATGATTTCCCTGTTCAGCTCCGAGCCGGCGGGGTGCGTGGGGACGCTCGGTTAACGGCGGCAGCTGTTCAGGCTGCTGCCGTGTGTTTTTTCAGAAGACGCTCGGCGCCTTCCAGATCCTTTTTGCCGCCGCAGCCGTCGTGCAGCTCAATCGCTCGTTTGAGAAGATCGATCCCGGCTTCCAGCTGGCCCGCCTGGCCTTTTGACTCAGCATCAATGCCGACCAGCGTGGCGCGTCCGGACGCCAGATAGAGCTTGGCGCGGGCCTGATCGGGCATGTCCTGGTCTTCGGTCATTTCGAGCGTGCGGTGCAGCACGTCACGGTCGAAACTGTCGTCGCCAGCCTTCTGGGCCTTGAGTGCGGCGCTGGCAATTTCTTCTGCCACCAAACAACCGGTGGTGCGCTCGAAGCGATCCGGCATTACCAATTTGTGCTTGAGCACATAGGCCGCGAGATCCAGTGCGCCCGAGTAGTCACCGGCATCGATCCGCCAGACCATGACGGTGGTCATGACTTCGTCCTGAGCACCGTTGCCGGCTTCAAGCACGCCCTCGACATAGGGGATGTACTCGGGCAGCAGCTGCAGCTTGAGCGCGGCTTTGCCTTCGTTGGACTGGATGGCCTTCAGGCGCAGCCGGTCCTGCAGCAGTTGGTTAAGTAGATGCTCGTAGGCGGTGGCGCCCGCCATTGAGTGCAGGGGCGCGGTTTTCGCCGACTCCATCGCCGCACGGGCGCGGCGTTGGTGGGCCTGGGCAAGGCTGAGGGTCATGGGTTAAGCCTCGCTCTCTGGATCAGGTGCAACGGCGTCGACCGGGGTAATGTTTTCCAGCAGGCAACCCAGGCCGTAGTCCTCAACCACGTAGGCGTCATTCGACGATTCGTAGTTGCTGATGCGGTTCCATTCCGGCTCTTCTTTCAGGTAGCGGCGGCGGGCCATGAGTTGCCAGTACACCGACAGGTTGGCGAAGGTGGTGATCAGCACGGCGCCTTCGGGCATGTAAGGCACTTCGTACAGCGGCAGGCCGCCGACACGCCTTTGCGAGATGATCAGGTCGCTGGCCAGGGTGTTGGTGGCGTCCTGCTCTCTGTTGACCAGGGCCAGGAATTTGTCATGCACCAGTTCGCGCCCGGTCAGCACCACCAGGCCCGGATTGCGGCGGTACCACGGGTCGAGCAACTGAATGGCGTCATAGACCAGGGCGTCGATGTTTTTGAAATCGCCGGTTTTGCCGATGGTGATTTTGCCTTTCTCGGCACCTTCCTGGAGTACGCGGTCAGGGGCATGCACACGGTACTGCTCAAGCCAGCCGATGTTGACGTCTTCCAGCAACGGGTTTTCGACGCGGTCGGTTTGCTCAGCCGCTTTGACGCCGTAGAAGCCGATTTGAATACGGTCCAGGGCCTGGCGCTGGGCAATAGCGCCCGACAAGCGCGTCTGGAAGTCCGGGAATTTGGCCCAGGCATCGAGCTGGCGATAGGTGACAAAGGTGTCGAAGTCGGTTTTCTCGGCCTTGTACTTGTCGCTCGACAGGGTGCCGATGCTGCGGGGTTCGCGGGCTTTGACGTTGGTATTGGTACGCCCGGCAATGGTGCTGCCGACGCCCAAGCCGACTTTTTCGCCTTCCTGTTCGTCAACGCCAATGATGTTGATTTTGCCAAGGAATTCGCTCGATTCCTGAATCTTGGTTTCGAGCTTTTGCTGGACGCTAGGGTCGACGTTAAACGTGGCGCCGGCAGACTCGACGCCGTTGAGTTTGGCCACTTGGCCAAGGTAGCCAGTAAAGAGTTTTCGTGTGTCGTTGCGCATGGGTGTCTCCGGTCGTGGGCAGGCGTGTGTGGGCCGTCAGGTCAGAATTCAGCCAATGCCTGGCTGCCGCCGCCGGTTACCGGGGGGCGTGCGAGTTGGGAGTGATCCTGAGTGTTGCCGAGGGTGGTTTTGAGCGTGCTCAAGTCCGTGCTGAGCTGCTGCACTTGGGCGCGCAGCTCGGTGTTGCGGGTTTGCTCGGCGGTGAATTGCTCTGCGAGGCTTTTGCCATGTTCGGCAATGGCTTCGACGGCTTGGCCAATGGCGCCGAATTCGCTGTCGTCCTTGGCTTCTTTGCGTTTGAGCAGGTCTTGAACCTTGCTGAACAGCTGGGCGCCGATGTTGGGTTTTACTTCGACTTCTTCAAAAGTGAGGGTGGTTTCCAGTGCCTCGGTAAACATTGAGGTCGCGGAGTAGTGGCGGTCTTTGAAGGGGCTGGATTCGGGCTTTTGTGCCGAGAAGGCCAGCACATCAGTGCCCAGGCTGGCCGGGGAGTCGGTCACGGCCAAGCCGACGATGTAGGCTTCGCCCGTGTCGGCAAAGCTGTCGTCGATCTCAATGGAGCTGTAGATTTTTTGCTTGGCCTTGTTAAGGGCAATCAGCTCGGGGGTGGGTTCGACCTGGGCAAACAGGGCCAGTTTTTTCTGGCCGTTGATATCGATTTCGTCAGTCTTGACCGCAAGTACGTCGCCGTAAGCTTTGAATGGGCTGTCGGGCAGCAGGCTGCGAAAGTGCTCCAGCCAGATGCGTGCGCCGTAGGTGGCCGGGTTGAAGTTTTTCGCGGCCTGTTCCAGCCAGGCGCGCTTGATGGTGCGTTTGTCAGTAGTCGCGCCCTCTACGGCGACACAGAACCAATGACTGCGAAACTTTTTCATGCCGGGAATCCTCAGTGCGTGGGGGCGCGTTTCTGTGGGAAAAGATGCGCTGCAATGAGGGGCATGGTCGGGACGCGCGCGTGCTGCGGCAACGAGGCGCCCTTGTAAGGCTGGGGATTACAAGCGGGGCTGCTACTGAGTAGAGGGCGCGGGCGGCAGCATCGCGGCCATGACTACGACCGCTTTGTTACCCATGGACGCTCGCCGCCAATCCAAGTTTCTGTACTGGATGGGTTGGCGCATCTGTGAGATCGCCGAGGCTACGGGCGAAAAAGAGAAAACGTTACACAGCTGGAAGAGCCGCGACGAGTGGGACCGGGCGGATAACGTCGAGCGAATCGGTGGTGCGCTGGAGGCGCGGCTGGTGCAGTTGATCCTCAAAGAGGGCAAGACCGGCGGGGATTTTAAGGAGATCGATCTGCTGCACCGCCAGTTGGAGCGGCAGGCGCGCATTGTGCGGTACCAGGGCGGCGGTACCGAAACCGACCTCAACCCGAACCTGGCCAAGCGCAATAGCGAGCCGAAGAGAAAGGCGGTCAAAAACGAGATCGGCGAAGACCAGATCGAGCTGCTGCGTGAAGCGTTTATCGATGGCTGCTTCGACTATCAGAAAGATTGGTACCGGGCAGGGAATCAACGCACCAGGGTCATCCTCAAAAGCCGCCAGATCGGTGCGACCTACTACTTTGCCCGTGAGGCGTTTCTCGATGCGCTGGAAACCGGGCGTAATCAGATTTTTCTTTCGGCTTCGAAGAACCAGGCCTACTTGTTCAGGGGCTACATTCTGGCGTTTGTGCGTGAGGTCTGCGGAATCGAGTTAACGGGTGACCCGATCGTGTTGCCCAACGGCGCCGAACTGTATTTTCTCGGTACCAACGCCCGTACTGCTCAGGGCTATCACGGTAATTTCTACTTCGATGAGTTCTTCTGGACTTACAAATTTGAGGAGTTGAATGACGTTGCTTCAGGCATGGGGTTGCACCATAAGTGGCGCAAGACCTACTTTTCGACCCCTTCGAGCATGGCCCATGAGGCGTACACCTTCTGGACGGGCGAGCGTTTCAACAAGGGCTTGCCCGCCGCACAACACACCAAAGTCGACGTTTCCCACGGAAGTCTGCAACACGGACGGCTGTGTGAGGATCATTTGTGGCGACAGATCGTCACCATTCACGACGCGGAGCGGGGTGGTTGCAACCTGTTCAACATTGAAGAAATACGCCGTGAATACAGCCCACAAGCCTTCAACAACTTACTGATGTGCGAGTTCGTTGACGACGGCGCGAGCATCTTTCCACTGGCCCTGCTGCAGACGTGCATGGTCGATAGCTGGGTGGAGTGGGCTGAAGACTACAAGCCGTTTGCCTCACGCCCATTTGGCGACCGGCAAGTGTGGATCGGTTACGACCCCGCTGAAACAGGGGACTGCTCAGGGCTGGTGGTGTGCGCACCGCCATTGGTACCGGGCGGCAAATTCCGCGTATTGGAGCGCCATCAGTTCCGAGGCATGGACTTCGCAGCGCAGGCAGCCTTTATCAAAAGTGTCTGCGACCGCTACTGGGTGACCTACATCGGCATCGATGTCACCGGCTTGGGCAGCGGCGTAGCGCAGCTGGTGCGCCAGTTTTTCCCCAACGTGACCACCTTTAGCTATTCGCCTGAAGTCAAAACCCGCCTGGTACTCAAGGCCTATGACGTGATCCACAAAGGCCGCCTGGAGTTCGACGCCGGTTGGACCGACATGGCCCAGTCGCTAATGGCCATCCGAAAAACCGTCACTGCAGGCGGTCGCCAATACACCTACACCGCAGGGCGCAACGACACCACCGGCCACGCCGATCTGGCCTGGGCGCTCTTCCACGCATTGCATAACGAACCGCTTGAGGGGCAGACCGCTGCCAATACCGGGCGGATGGAGATTTTTTGATGAGCGATCAACAGGCAGAGGGCAGAGTTAATCAGTCCATTCAGGCGTTCAGCTTTGGTGAGCCAACCCCGGTGCTGGGCGGTCGGGCGGTATTCGATTATCTGGAGTGCTGGTTTAACGGGCGCTGGTATGAGCCGCCGTTGTCGCTGGACGGGTTGTCCCGCTCGGTGGGTTCCAGCGTGCATCTGCACTCGGGCCTGACCTTCAAGCGCAATTTGCTGAGCAAGACTTTTATCCCGCACCGGCTGCTGTCGCGGGCTGCGTTTGAACAGTTTGCGCTGGATTTTTTGAGCCTGGGCAATGGGTATATCGAGGCGCGACGTTCAATGCTGGGTTCGACCTACCAACTGAAACCGGCGCTGGCCAAGTACATGAGGGCAGGGCAGGACGGTCGCTATTTTCTGGTTCAGGGGTGGAAGGAAGAGCACGAATTCGACGTGGGCAGCATCTTTCATCTGCGCGAAGCTGACCTGCACCAGGAGGTGTACGGCTTGCCGGAATGGATCAGTGCGCTGCAGTCGGCGTTGCTCAACGAATCCGCGACGTTGTTTCGCCGCAAGTATTACGAAAACGGCAGCCATGCCGGATTCATCCTGTACATGACTGACCCCGCGCAGAACGAATCCGACGTCGATGCTCTGCGCAAAGCCCTGAAGGACTCCAAGGGGCCGGGCAACTTTCGCAACCTGTTTGTGTATTCGCCCAATGGCAAAAAGGACGGCATTCAGCTGATCCCGGTCAGTGAGGTCGCAGCCAAAGACGAATTCAGCTCAATCAAAAACCAGACCCGCGATGACGTGTTGGCCAGCCTGCGTATACCGCCGCAGTTGATGGGCATTGTGCCGCAGAACGCGGGCGGGTTTGGCTCGATTCGGGAGGCTGCCGAGATTTATGTAGCGAATGAGTTGGAGCCGGTTCAGGCGCGGATGGCGCAGTTGAATGAGTGGGTGGGGGAGGAGGTGGTTTCTTTTAAAAAATATTAAATAAGTTTTTGATATTTAGTAGAAGCATGATCGTTAAGTGATCATGCTTCGGTTTTCATAATTATTTTCTGGATTTGAATAATATTCCAACTCCTGTGTTGGTTAGGTCTGATTTCTCTTGTTTAATGAAGTTGAATTTTTCCTTTAGGTCTTTCATGCTTGGGATTACTCCTGTTAGATTCGCTGCTGTAGCAATAGCACCATAAGCAGGTATTCCAGTTATAGCTGCAGCAAGTTCAATTCCGCCGACTACAATAAATGATCCTATATCGCGCCCAGCAAATTTCCACTGTTTTCCACGCAATTCTTTGATTTTTGCTTCGTGTTTTTCGAAAGCTTCTTGGATGTTATTTAGAACGTGGTCGCCAGTACGGAAAAAGTTGTTTGGCCGAGCGTCAATTATGTCTGAAATACCTGTGCCCAGTAAGCTTCGTATTTCTTCAAGAGCGTCGTTTTTTCGTATTTCGATTAGCGCGTCTATAGGGACTTCTCCCAGCCAAGATATTTCATTCTTTACTGTGGTTTGTAGTGCTCTCGAAATATGTAGATTTTTTAATCCTTGATCGTCATAGGCTTTAGAGTTTTCTTTAAGCATTATATTGAACCACAGCCAGCTTGTTTCTGCTCTAATTACTGGGGTTCCATGAAGCGAAGAACTTCTCTGTAGTGAGTTGTTTGCTTGCGAGAAGCGGCTAAACATGTTTATAAAGACTGCATCGCCCGGGCTGATTGTACCGAGCTTCTGCCGATTCTCTTGTATATAGCGAGAGATGTGGTTTTCATAACTCCCATCCCACTCAGTGGAGAAAGATAACCTTTTGGGATCTTTCACAATCTCAGAGAATTTTTTAGGATTTTTTATACTTCTTAGATATTCAAGCAGTTCTTTTGGATCGCTGAAGTTCTGATCGAATAGTGTGTTGCCGTAGTTGATGGTGTCCTGTTCGGCGCATAAGTTAATGTATTTTTCGTAATTTTCATCCAGTCGGTGGCGATCTGGAAGGATTGCTATTATTGGTTTGTCCAAATCCAGTAATGCAATGTCTTTGTATTGAAGTACCTGTAGTGCAAGGCGTAGAACTTCCTCTACTCGCTCTTGTTGAGGCATTACTGCGAATAGCGAAGATATCTTTACGAATGGGTCAGGCAGAATTGTTGTGTCGAAGTATATGCCCGTTGAACTGGCGAGGTTGGAATATCCGTCTGGGAAAAGCTCCCCTGTGAAAATTGCTTTAGTGTCAATGCTGTCTTCAAGGTGTATCCAGGTCGGCTCACTAATGTTTGTCCAGAATTTAATAATCTCAGTGGTGAATTCATCAATTATCTCAATGTTCTCATTAACTCTAATTTCGTCTGATGCAAACCAGGCTGAAAATTTATATGGATCAACCTCGGCTTTTCTCATCATTTCATATGGAACGCTGAAAGCGTCATGTACGCGATTAAAATAGGCGGCCTGAATGTCTTTCAAAGATACAAGTTCTTTCCACTCTTGGCGGTCTGCCATGTATGCCATAGCGCTAAGGGAAGATCTTATAAAGCCATCAATTGAATCAGGATCTACCATGCCATCGGGAAGAGTCTTGATCCTTCGAAAGCTTTCTTGAAACTGCGCCTTTAGGTGCTCAGCTACGTGAAATTTTCCAGAGCTGACCATTTCTTTAAGTAGCAGATATCTCCGGTGAAGCTCCTGTCTTTCCATTTACACGCTCCTTAAAATCGTTATAAGTGGCAATATGCCCTCATGAGCATATCCTCTGCATGTGTTTCTTACCCCAGCAAATTTACTAATACACGCAAATTGCTCCCCAAGAATGCGGTGTATTTAGGCTCATCAATTTGCCCGCGGTGCGCGGTGGGACCCCATTTCGTCTTACGGTTTAATAAACCCCTTTTCCGCAACACGGCCTATAGCCGGTGGCGCTCGGCATTCTTTACTTAGTCCATTGGCTGGACTAGACTAGCTACATTAACCAACCCTTGGGAGGTAGCGAAATGCAGACCCACAACATCCATGCAGCGAAAACGCACTTCTCGCAGCTTGTTGATGCGGCAGCGGGCGGGGAGACGATCATCATCGCCAAGGCAGGCGTGCCAGTGGCCAAGCTGGTTCCGATTACCGCCCCCAAGCGTCGCGGTATGCTCGCGGGTGTGACATTCAACGCCGAGGCTTCGGACGCTCTGGATGCTGAAATAGCGGATCTGTTTGAGGGCAAGGCATGAGGTTATTGCTCGACACGCATATCCTGATCTGGGCAGCTATTGGCGACGAAAAGCTGTCCAAGGCAGCGGCCCAGCTTATCGACGATGAGGCCAACACCCTTTATTTCAGCGCAGCCAGCATCTGGGAGCTGACCATCAAAGGCGCCGAGCGCACTGGCGTTATTCCTGCTGTGCTACGAAAAGTGTTGTTAGATGCGGGCTACCTTGAATTGCCGATCACTTCTGATCACGGGCTGACTGTAGGCAATCTGCCGAACCATCACCGAGATCCGTTTGACCGCATTATGGTGGCCCAAGCGCTTGCAGAAGGTATCAGCCTGGTGACACACGACAGCGCCATGCACGCATACCCTCACACGATCATTGTTTGACCTGTACGTTACCGTATTACCAAGCCGCCCATCGAGGCGGTTTTTTTCGGTCTGTCATAAATAGACCTCTAAACGCACCTTGTGAGGCTGCCAGTACGAGCGCACAGCATTTCTTGTCAAAGTGCTGATGGAAGTCGGTCGCACTTTGGCGCCACCCATACAGGCTACACGGCTCTCAGGTGAAGGCTATCGGATAGCAATTTTGACGGGGTCGGGCTAGTGGCGTGCTTCATACCCTGGCGCGCGCCGTCGTCCCCCCACCTCGCCTGCGGGCTTAATAGGCCTTTTTTTCCGCAGTTCTGCACCTAGCTGACAGCTGGCAGTGCTGTGGGCTGGGGAGAGAGTTTTGGGAGACGAAAACCCTGCGAATCCCTGCAAAGGCAGGATTTTTGAGGCAATGGAGTGAATTCAGATCAACGTGGCACTTGTTTGTGCTCGAATTGGTCACCGATGAAGAATCTCCTTTCTACCTGATCGGTAAAGACCTACCGATTTTTCCAGGTAGTCACAGGCAGCTATCGGCCAGAAGCAGACATTGGATTAAGAGATGCTTTGGCCGATATTGGATGTTCGTGACTAACCGTAGTCTGTAGTGGTTAACGAACCCCAGAGAAACCAAAGAACACGAAGAAATCCGGGAATGTAAATCATCCATATGGACAAACCGTGCAGGATCACCTACCTCAGCAGGCATAAGCGACCTCACCAGTAAGGACAGCCCATCAAAGAGGATGCGGTCTTGTCAATGCCCCTCAGCCCGTTCATCCCCTGATGGCCCTTCTCCCTTTATCGAAAACCATGAAACTCAGATCACACGCTTTGCATTAAGCTTGGCCTCGGTTAGTTTTCCTAGCCAGCGCTCTCACCCCAACGCCATACCAGCAACCCTGCTCACCCGGCTGTGCATTGAAACCAATCATGTACTGTTTCCACGGAGCGACACTACAAAGCTCTGGGTTCGCCTGAATTTCCTCGGCAGCGCAAGCCCCCTTGAACGGGCATTTTGACTCAGGCAAAGAGCTAGTCGAGTGAAGCCTTGCTTCAGCGTCGAGATGTAGCTGAGTGAAGAAAAGCGAGGCTTGAAATGCTCCCAAGCATTGCAGTTGACTGTCGTCAACTTCGACGACGCCACTCCCGCCCCAGTAAAAATCAATCTTGCCCTCAGGCTTTTGCTGAAGCACGCAATGATCCTGCATTCGCGCCACGAGTGATTTAAACCCATTACTACTCAGGGGTTCTTTCAGAAACTCTAATTCCAAGTACGGTCTTACCCTGCGCACGTTAAGCCCCGACAAAACTAAACGCAGCACTATTGAAAAACCTTTCGCCATCACATCATCTCCGGGAAAAAACTGCATAAGCTGTTTGACCCTTTCGATCTTGCCTTCGACGGACTCCCTAAATCTCTTAAAAGTCTGCGCTTCGAAAACCTCGAATGCATCTGAATGTACTGCCTCGCATGCTTCAAAAAAACCTTTTGATGCCGCAGGTGTTAGGAGTGCGCAGACACCAATCTTGATGCGTTCCACTGCAGAACTTTCTCTACCGATAAGATGATCAACAACCTTCCTGTACGAAAGATATGGATGCAGAGGCATATTCAAGTCCAACTGAAATTCAGGAACTCCACTATTTCGCCTCACCTCACGATCTACCTCGTACGCGACTCCTTCGGTAAGAAAATCAAAACCGATATTACTTATGTCTACCTCGTGCTCGCAGCCAGCGCTTGTCACGATGATATTTAACCCTTTAGTCACAAATGCAATCTTGGTATCCAATCCAAGGCTCCAAACTTTGGAATGGGTCGGCGAAAAGTACCAAGAGTCAGCAATTTTGGGTAGAGCCGTAGCCTTTACGCTGGTACCTCGGAGTGCCTGGGTGATGGTGGCCCAAAAGTCGAACTGCTCATTCATACCTAAGGCGTCCGCTTCTGCGTGAAAATGTCCGTGCTCATCGGTTTTGGTCACAAACGTAGGTAAGAGCACAAGGCTTGAATAGAGCAATTCAAAACCAATATCAGTACTTAAGTTGTGTAACGAATGAATATATTCATGTACGTGAAGAGCTATCGCGGCAGTGAACGGTTCACCATGCTCAGGCTCAAGGTCACCATCGGTACCAATACGGGTTAGCAAAGTGTTAACCCTATAAGCCCCTTGAGTCGAAGAGCTCAGAAGGTCAGCAAATGATGTTTCCATAAATCCTATTACTCCCTGAAGCAAGATTCAGTGGTCAGCTAATTTTTCGTATTCACCAGCCAGTATCGCCTTCGAGTCGGTATAGTTTTGGCTCTTTTTTTGAGGAGGTATGTTCGTCTATTACGACATCTTCTCGTCTAATTATTGGCGTATTGATCAGGGAGGAGAATATGCTAAAGACTCCTTTTCCTGGTTTGTTTTTTTTTGCCTTTAGTTTTCCGCTACGAAGAAACTCAGCTGTTTTTTTACGCTGAGCATTTGAGCGCTCTTTTTCTAGGGCGCGTCGCTTCTCCGCTTTCGCGAGGTCTCTTTCTCGCTCTTGATTTCGATTCTTTGCGCCAGTACTCCGTGATTTCTTGCTCATAATATTTTCGAAGCGCCTCCATGAACTTCTTTTTTCAAGTGTCTCGGTCTTTAGCAAGCCCCCAACTGTCAAGCAAGCGCCGATCTCGCAGACGGGATAGCGCGAGACTACATCGCGCCGTCAATGCCTTTCAAGAAATTCCCGAGCACCAGTATGCGCAGAAGGCGGCGCTTAGGGATGCTCCGATCAACT